ATCTTTATGATGTTAAACACTTGATTTTTACTACGCAACCTTTTCTTCCTTAGTTAGTTGCGACTCCTCATTGCTCATGTGCACATCTTTTAACTTTTGCACAAAATCAACGAACTTGTGCAGCGAATCTAAATCCATATGCTGCAATTCCTTGGCTGCCTTTATCTCTTCATAAACGGCTTGTGAACGATCTTTATCGGCTTGTGCTACCCTCTCTATGGCCAATGCACTATTTTCTTCTACACGCGCCAAACGCTCCATTCCTAGGCCCTTATCTGCAAAGGCTTTGGCTTCTAACGCCCCCATTGTCGCCATCTTCACTTCTAATTCGGCTTGCGCTTGCTTCGCCTCTTGCTCCTGTGCGCCTTTCTCCTGAGCTTCTAACGCTTCAATCAATTGGCGTTTATTCTGCAAGGTTGATGACTCAATCAATAGACCTGTAGGAATTGGGATTTGCATCTCTCTCATTTGCATCAACTGAGCAAATTGCATTTGTCTTTGTGTAGATGTATTCAGACCTTCTTCCACAACCAAATCGTATTTCTGGAATACGCGTGAATAGAACTGCTCCGATGGCTCTTCACCAATGATGCGCTTGATCTTTCCAGGACTAAAATTGGCCTGAATTAGATCTAGAGTTAATTCACCAAGGTATTTCTGCGATTGATTCAATTGATCAAAGAGAATTTGTAATGTCGTTAAACCAGCTCCCTGACGCAGCATTGAAAGGATTCCGGCTTTATCATCGGTTGCAGAGCCAAGCAATTCTTCATTAACTCCTGAAATCTCCTGAATCTCACGCCCAAGCAATTCAGAAAGCTGAATCATCGATGGTGGTACCTGAGGAGGAATGATCTGCTGAACATCATCCATATTTGCTTCTTGCTTCAATGCAAGAGATCTACCTTGACCAGTCAAGAAAGCATCTTTAGGATTGATTAAAGAGCCTTCTTTATACTTAATACCACTGTTAATCTGACTCTCTAAAATGTCCAATTCAATGATCTTGCGTCTGTTGTAGAGGTACTGAGCATCACGAAGACCCCTTACAACACCCTGACAGCGCCATGGAAAATATGGAATCTGTGGCTCATAGTATGCAAAGACAGGAATAAATGGATAACGGTCAATTCCCATTGGGTTTCTGCCGTGATACAACACTCTACCATTAACCAATATGGCTAATTTAACGGTCGGTACAGTTTGTTCAACCATGGAAATTTGCGGATAAACTCCCATGAATTGTTTCATCCCGGATTCATCACCCTTCCACTCTAATGTCTCCCCTGTAGCAGTATCAACAAGGAGATTCCTACTGCGATAATCCAAATAATAGAACTCATCATAAGTAAGTAAATCTTGCATCGCATAGTTATATGCTTCCGGTTGAAACTGAAACTTTCCATCACGCCATCCACGTGCATACATCGAATCGATTTCTTTCTTATAATCGGGTAGCAATGACTTGATCTCTGTCTTTGAAAGCCACTTCCGAGTCCAGCAGAAACGGCAATCGCTCATATCTTTTTTTTTGAAAAACGGATCAATCAAATATTCATTATATGATACGTTATCTACGCGAATGTCCCCGTTGATAGGGTCTTGGCGATAATCCATCCAACAAGAAAGCAAATTCATTCCGGTTGTAATGGCACCTTCAAAGGCTTCTGATATAGTCTCAAGAACATTCCCATCATTATTGGCCCATATCATCGTCTTGGAGAGTTGATCTGCGGTAACTTCATCCGAGCCCATAACAGGCGTCACAACAGTCGAAAATCTATGCTGGCGTTGATAGCCCGTTATCATATTGACAACGCGCCTAATGCGATTGAAATTGAATTGCCGACGGCGGAATGCTGGAAGATTGCCGTAGATATCGTTCCAGAGTGTTTGGTCGCCTGCCTTAAATCGAGAATCGATATCGGCCTCAGACCAGAAACTTTGATTTATTTGGATTGCTTGCGCGTAATAATATTCGATCATTTCTCTGATCGATTTATCTTCATCGCCATAATACGCAGGGTCAATCTGGGGAAATAGAGACATAGTGCCTTACGTGTTTTTCTCTATACTAACCAACAAAATTATTGGAAAGCCATAAAATTTACACGTAAGTATCTAACTTTCAATGAGTTATAATCTTATACACAACTATCGCATTTGCAAGTCATCCATCCACCTTTACGAATCTTGCCCGGATTGCCACACAATTCGCACGTTTCGATGGATTTCATTTCGGCTTCATCAATTAATTTAAACATTTGATCTGTGGCGATAGACATATAGAAACGCAATCCACCAAATTTTTGTTTCACTCTAGTAGCATAACTAAAATAGTCCTCGTCTATTCCTTCATTTTCTTTTGCTATTAAAGGTTCTAGCTTAGATGAAAGATCGTTGATTAAATCAAACCAACCATCTTCACAATCGAAAGCCATCCCTTCTTTGTATAAATTTGGGTATGTTTTAACCAAAAACTTTTCTTTCTCTATTTCCATCTAAATGGTCTCCATATAATCATGAGTGATATTATCACCAAAGAGAATATGATTGCCGATAATGTAAACGCAACCAAAGCAGGAAGAATTATAAGCAATGGCGGTAATGGATACAGAGTATAGCTTATCACACCCAACGCAACACTCAATAGAAATCCTATCAAAATTAACATGCTAATTCCTCAATTGCCTTTTTCAATGCTCGTTCCATAAACTCTTGGAGAGTTATTTGATGCGTGTGACAATATTGGCGCATCTTAACGCTGTATTTGCGATCTAAACGGAAAAAGATCGAATCTCGATCATCTATTTTTTTCTGAAAGTTAGTCATCAATCATCCCTCGGTAATGCTGGTTCTACAATGTAATGCGTTACTTGATCTGGTTGGCCCGTTATAAAAAGAAATAATCCTTCTCCCCACGGCAGAAACATTGCGCGCCTAACATTTTCGATTCCATTTAGTAAAGTAATAACCCAGCACGCACAAGGCTCTAAAGGCTTTCCGTGTTCTTTGATGCTTATCCAATTCATTTATCTAACTCAAATTTCGGTATCGGTAAATAATGACTAACTTCGACTGTTACTGTTGACCTATAATTGGGGTCGTATAACACCCAAACATCACCCGGGTTATTATATCTGGCTCTAACCATATCATAATCATTCATCCAACCTTTTTTGTTACACACCAGTGCGGTTGTATCATCTTCAGGTGGATTGTCTTTAAAATCTATCCATTCCATTTTCAAAGCCTCTCATCATCGGGGTAAAGTCAACCTTCGTCATATGTGTTGGTTGAATTGGGTTATTAACGTTCCAATATGATATAGCCAATGCTATTTTGTCTTGAAACCTTTGCCAATTATGCTTCGTGGTATTGCGCACAGGTACATATCTACCATTGGGTTTAACAGAACACGAAACTGAATTACATCGTACTTTTATTAGCCAAGTAGAATCATCTTTATAGGGAATATCCAATTTTGGCGTGACCTTGCACCAAGGACATGGTTTTATGATATATTGTACAATCATCAATCACCACATTCTATCGTCAAAGAATTTACCATGTTCTGATACTCCCCCTTGCACTTCTCTACGCATCACTTCCAGTTGTTCAGGTGTCATGTGTGTGCCATCGGACTTGAAGAAATGCGTAAACAAAACATATCGAATGGCGTCCATGATATGGTCATTATCTTTAATCGGTTTGTCTTCACCCCTTTGAGAGGCTTTGATATCCCAACGGTATGTTCCATATTCCTGAATCGCATTTGCACATGACGCGCAAATCTTAAAGCTGCCGTTGGATAACTGCAATGCGTGATATCGTATACCGTCAAGTACTTCGTTCTCGGCCTCAATGATTCCTGTAAAGCCCATACGCTGCATTTCGACACGGAAAGATACCGCCGAAGGGTCAATGTAAATCGCTCTGACATTGTATCCTTGAATGAATTTTTGTAGATCTTGTGCATATTCTGTGTCTGTCTTTTGCCTCAATTGTTTCTTGCTGTCCCAATAGTATTCCTTCTCAAGCCATCTATTAGGAAATGTGCGCTTGGAATATCCTATCAAAGCAAATGCGCATGGATTCGTTGTGCCATAATCAATACCTAGAACGTAATAATCAGCATTCCCGGGAGCGATAGGAATCGCATGGGTATCTGTGTCTAAGAAATCAAAGGCAGTGCTTTCTGCAAGTACGGATTTGCCTGCGATATAAGGCTCACGCCAAAGTCCTGTGTACTCTTTTTGCAGGTTGATCTTAAATG